TCCTCCGTACTCAGCAATAGGGTTGCTAAAAGCAACTGCATGTATCATGACGGAATAGTATAAATTATACTATATTATTTTACTTGGTTAGTTTTTCCTCCGCCAGATGACTTCTTTGCAGGAGCCTTCTTTGCGGTCTTCTTTACTACCTTGGCAGTCTTAACTGCCTTATCTACCTCTTCTGCAGATGGCAACTTGCCAAATGCTGAATCGTTAGGGTTGACTGCTCTAATTGCAACGGGCACGATGGCTCCAAGCAATGAGTAAGCAAGTGTCTTTGGATCTGTTACGCCTGAAGCGTACAGCGCAATAGCAGCACCAAGAACTGATCGTCCGTATGATGCAAGCATTGCCTTTAGTTGTGTTGTATTCATAATTTTCCTCCTAGGATATTATTTTTGTTAGTACTGTAAAACCAATCCATAGACCAATAATTCCTGCGACTCCCGCAAAAACTGGTGGTGCTGGTACTGGCAATTTGAATGCAGCAAACACGACGCCACATCCAAAACCTGTTAATACTGATAGTATCACATCTTTCATCTTTTATTTTCCTCTACATATTGTTTAATAAATGGAATTATAACTGCATGCTCTTCTCTTGGAACAGCATTTATAAGTAAGCCATTAATGCCTTTTCCTTCAACCATATTGACAAATTCATGAAAACTTTCGTAAGTAAAATACTCTACATCGTCTAAGACTCTTGACACCTCTCCCTTTTTCCAGATAGGTCTCATGGCATAATTAGTTAAAGACTTCAGTTCCTCTTCTGTTTCTCTAATAATTGGTGTTACGCTCATCATGATCTCTACACCCTCAGTGTCAAGAGACTTACCCTTTCCTTGTGAATTTTTATAAACATCAGACCAAAACCTTCGCTTCCATATATGGTATGGCAAAATAACTTTGTTATTGTATTTTTTTGCTTCTTCAAATACATAACTGTTTGTTGTTGAAATATAAAAATCTAAAGGTGTTTTGTTTATTTTCATATTGTTTAATGATTCAATAAAACTAATCATATAGTTTGATTTTGATATTGAGTCTGAACTATCAACAAGTTTTCCAACAAGACCTTCTATGTCTTTTTCGTGATCTTTAATGTATCCTGATATAAAATTTAATTGAAGCCTATCACTATCTATATCATTCATGGAGTCATGAATAGTTTGAAGGTATTGGGGAGAAATTGTGTAAGGCCTAATAGCAATAAGATATTTAATTTTTTTACCTACATCAATTTCTCTGGCAGTTCTTACAAACATATCTCCCTGAGTTGAGTCATAGGTAAACATTACTCCATCGAAGTTGTTTCTTTCTAGTGCTGATGCAGTTTCTAAGTTATCTTGATTTTCTACATCAAATACTCCACCAAAATAATAAAACTTCATCACACTATTCTATCATAATCTTCTGGTAGCAGGGTTTTTAACTTTTCAAATTCTAAAGAGATTTTTTTTAAAGCAAAATCATGAGGAGAAATCATTCCCTCAACTGATGATCCATACTTATTGTAATAGTCAATCTGTGGAGCAACTTCATTAATAAATAAACTTAGCCCAGACTGAAACTCTTCTATATACTGATAGGCCCAATCACGAGAATCTGAAACAAATTTTAAAAAATCTTCATTGGCTTTTTCTTTGTCTGTTTTATTTTGCTCTTGTTGGGCTTCTTGTAGCATAAAAAATTCAACTGTCTGAGCAATTATTTGTATATTTTTTTTCTTTTGAATATAAAAAAGAAAAGCAAATGCCGTTGATAAGACTGATAGAATAACCAACAAGATTGTCTGAATCATAATTCTTTTCCACCTTCTCTAACGAGAAGAACTATTGCTCCGTTGTCTTCTAGTGCCTTCTTTACACGAATCATATATTCTATTGCTTCTCTTTTCATTTCTACCGTTTCCAAAGACATAAAGTCTTTTTCTTTAGCCTTTACAGTTAAAAAGTTATCGTTATCAACGATCTGCAAAGAAAAATTTTTAGGAGCAGCAAGTGATCTGAATGCTCTTTTCATTGAATCTGTATACATATTACTCCATCGTTAACGATTGCCAGGTTTTACCCCATTCAATCTTGCTCTTGTGGCTTGAGAATTCTTTAGAAATTTCTCCACTTTCTAAGTATACACCACCCCAGACACCCCACTCTTTGCCTGATATACCAACAGAAAAGCAGTCTTTTCTTACTGGACAGGAAAAACATAGGGCATCTATTGCTGGCCTTAATAACTCATCCTCTTCATACTTATCAAAAAATAAATTTGTGTCATAGTCTAAGCACACAGCATCATCTTTCCATTTATGCTTATTCATTGTTTTCCCCTAAATTTTTGTTTGTTGCAATGTATTTTAAATACCAATCAGATCCATTAGCGTACTCTTCTGATTTTAACAGTGCTATACCAGTAAACTTTTCTCTTATGTCTTTGTCTAAAATTAAAAGTTTCCACTTTTCATAATCTTCTAAACAAGACTGCCTTACATTTTCTGTTATATCTTCTTCTATTATATTTTTAAAAAGGCCTGAATATTCTTTAAAACTTTTTATGTTTAATCCACAATCAGCATACAAGAATGTTCCATCATTCTTTAATACACGACTGACCTCATTGAAAAATAGTTCTGGAGAGTGGTAGCAGTGCGAAGACTCTACGCTTACCACTATGTCAAACTCACCACTTTCATAATCTAGACTGTGTGCATCAGAAACCTTAAAACTAATGTTGCTATCGTATGTTTTTTTGCAGTAATCAATATTAAAACTATTTATATCACAAGCAAATAAATCTTTTATGTTTAAGTATTTAGATACGGCAGATAGTCCTCCACCTCTTCCACAACCAACCTCTAAAACTTTTTTATTTTCTGTGTCTATGTTCTTAAACATGTTTAGATAAAGAGATATCTGATTTTTAAAAAGAAAATCTTCTTCCAAAATATTTACATCTGACGGCAAGTACCCATGGTTCATAAAGCCAATGTTGCTATCTTTTAACAAGACATTAGCATTGTCATATTCTTTAATTGTTTGCCCAAGTAAACTAATATCAACCATGGTGGACTAACTACTTTATATACTTCTCTGGAATTTCCCAACCCTTTTCAGATGGAATAAATTCTTTTTTAATTTGCCACTTGTTGTTTTTGTAAACACCAAACTTAGAAAAGTATGCCTTTTCTGATGGAAATGTTTCAACAACCGTCCAACCATCCCAAGATAATTGTGTGTTATTTTTTACAACTGATTCCATAAGTTCTAGAGAATTAATTAGTTTCATTTTTTTCCGTTCTTTTACGTTGTTTGGGTATATACAAATTTAAAATGTATATACGTTTGTATTTATATTATTTGATTTTGATGAGTGCACAATTTTTGAAACAGATTCTTTTGGATTAGACAGAAAAGCAAAATGATTAATGTCTTTTAAGTTTTGTTCTAACCACTCAGGAGTAACTTTAAAAAACTTGATAGACTTTCCTCTTGCCTTCATTCCTCTTTCAGAAAGATTAACAAATTCCATGGCCATCATGTTAATATTGTTAGGACCTGCTGAATAAATAATAAACTCTTTGTCTTGATTTTCTAACTCAGAAAGGGCAACAGCCATTGATCTTAGGAAGATGTTATAGTTATTAAAACTATTTGTCCCCTGAACCCCTACTATCATCGTTATTCCCTTCTCTTAGTTTATCCATTATAAAAAGCATCTGTTCTAATTGTACCTTATCCATACTCATCGTGTCAACTTCTTGAGCCAGTTCATTATCTATGTGCTCGTTGATCATTGGTGCTGTATAAAAAATATTGTCTTTAACCCAGTAAGCATTTTGATCAACAATAATTACTTTAATATTCATTTTTTCGTGATATTTTCTTGACTGTGTTTTAATTTTAAGGTTTTTCCCATATTGTTTATTTTGAACATATCTGTGAAGAATTACTGATTGACTAACAATAAAAGTTTCTTGATTGTCTTCATTCCTATTGCGGACAATGTAAACAAATAAAAGCAACAATACACACAGAGTTATGCCTGCAGCACCAAAAATATTATTCATAGGTCACCCAAGCAATCATTCTATCACTTTTTCCCTAAAATAATTCTATGAATTTCTTCAAAAACTCTTTTTTGATTTTTTTCTAATAGATTAATTGCATCTAAGTCTGAGGCTTTGGGGCCTAATTTTACTAATGGGTTTGAAGATGTTATATCCATATCAATAAAACCATGACTCCAAAGGTACATGGTCTCGGTATAGAAATACGAAGAAATGTCTTTATAAAGTTCTGGATTTATTTCGGCAAGTTTGTCTGTAAAATTATACAAAAACTCTCCAGTTTCTGCATCTAAACCTGATGGCTCAAGTGCTCCAAGAAGTATAAGTCTTTCTATCTCTTCATCTTCGTAACTCAAACTCTAACCCTCCAAGTCATCCTTGTTGGCCCCTGATCAATTAGTTGAAACATGTGGTGCTCGTATTGATCTTTTAGTTGCTCATAAATTTCTGGACTTATTTCTTTTAGTTTATCTGTTATGCTATACATCATTTCACCAGTTAAATCATCAATGCCCTGAAACTCTACGGCACCCTGAAGCATTAGGTGTTCTAGCATTGCTTCTTCTTGAAGCCCCACTTTATTTTCCAGACTTTTTTCTAGCATTTGCAAGAGCAACAAAGTCTTTGACTTTAGTTTCTCCCATGTATCCCCAAGCATGACCATCATTAATCATCTTATCATTAATAGAAACAGTATCTCCATCAAGATAAACCCAACCAAGAATACGACCATACTTTTCTGAAGAATCCATCTTCTCAGTCTTGATCACAACAGACTTAGCATTGTCAATAGCATGCTTCAAATAAGCCTTTGCTTCCAGCCCTAAAGACTTTTCAGCCTTGTCCGCAGTGCGAGACTCAGGGGTATCAATACCAGCCAGTCTAACTCTTGAACTAAAGGAAATGTCAAATCCCAAATCAATATCGACATCGATAGTATCTCCATCTACAACCTTTGTTACTTTTTTTACATAATATTCAAACATTAGTAATCCTTTCCTTTTGCCTTGTCCTCAACAAGTTTTTCTCGCTCATCGACGATGCTAATCATAAAGGACATCATGCTATTATAGCCATCTGGGATAGCCATAATCTTATTGTAATGGTGACCACAAAACATAAGGTCTCCACTTATCCCTGTAACCTTAACCAAGGCCTCAGCGTTACATCTATCACATCTATCTAGAGGTGATAGTAACCAGTCTTGCTTGACATCATCTTTAATCATTGTAAACATTATACTACCGCTTTCTGTTATCAGTGGAATAAAATCCACTACCGTTGAATACTGCTCCTACATTAGAGTATACACGAACTAGAGGCTTATTGCAAGTCTCACATTTATATCCTGGATCTTCATCTTTAATAGATCTTTCTTTTGTATATCTTTGTGAGCAAGGCATACAATCGTATTCATATAGTGCCATATTATCTGTCCTTTAACCATGTTGCTATTACGTATTTTGTTCCAAGTTTTACTGGTTGAGCAATGTGTGCATACGCATAATTTGAAGGAAATAATACCAGAGTTCCTGCTTTAGGCTTTATGCTTACGTCAAAGTTAGGAAACTCTAATTCCCCACCTTCGTAGTCGTCATTAAGATAAACTAAAACAGATATTGATCTTGAAGTTTCTGTTCCGCCATCATAGTGTAAATTATATTTCTCACCAGGTTGATACCTGAGAAGTGTATAGGTTTCTGCATTTCTTATTTCTTCATTTATTTTAAAAGTTTTTTGGTATTGAGGAAGTGCTAGGCTTATTATTTTATCGCAACTATCCCATATTTCTTTAGCACTCTCGCTAACAGCAGAAGCCTTTCCTATTGAAAGTCCATAACTTGTTCTTACTGACTGAAGGAAAGGGTCTCCGCTCTCATAATCTTGAGTTGTTTGAGAAGGGAGAAACTTTACATCTATGGATGGGTCTGCATCAACAATTAAAGCATCTTCAATTGTTTTTTTATAGTCTTTCCATACATTTTCATATACAGCAATAGCCCCTCCATATATGTATGTAGGTATAATATATGATAAGTCAGCGTTCATTTCTATTTTTTATTTTTCTTTTCTTTCACTGTCCAGATTGGTGCGTTGAGATTGTCTCCACCCCACTCATATCCAAGTAATTTTACTACTGCTCTAATTATTTTAATACGCATTACTTAATCCTCCTGAGCCAACGATTGTTCCATATTCTTTCAAATATAAAGTATCCAACAATTTCCCAACCAACGTATAATAGAAACCCTATAGTTATAGGCTCTAAGTATTCATTTTCCCACTTACCAGTGATAACGTATATCAGATAGGAAAATAGCAAACTTGCAACTCCTACATGAAATGCAGTATAACTTATTGCCTTAATAGAACTTCTTTTTTTTGATTCCATTATAGGGCCACTGGGCCCTTTCCTCCGCCACCAGATGACTTCTTTGCTGTTGGCTTGATTTCTTTTGGTGCTGCCTTTTTAACTGGTGCTGCAGTAGTTACAGATGCAACGATCTTGTTTAGTAGTGGAGCATTTTCTTCACCAGTGTATACTGGACGACCCCAACCAACAACAGCATTAACTAACTTCTTCTTGTTATTCTTTACATATGCACGAGTCTTCTCCACACACATTCCCCCATTGCGCTGGTCTCCCTTTGCAGTTCCTGAAGTGTTTCCTTCAATAACTTGGATTGTTCCGTCGCCATTGTTCTTAATGCAAAGACCAACATGTGAAATACGATTTACACCATCATCTGGGAAATCAAAATAGATCCAGTCTCCTGCTTGTGGATCATCATTGCGAGCATCTGACCAACGCTCAGCCTTCTTGAACCAGTCTGCTGCTGCAACTGTTGATGCAGACTTAGGGAATGACTTTACGCCTGATGTAAATGCACACCAAGAAACAAACGACTGGCACCATGGCTGAAAGTTAACCTTGATCCATGCACCGTATTTTGTTTCGTTATCCTTTGGGCCTTCGATTGTGCCCACTTCTTTCTTTGCAACCTCAATGATTGCTTCTAAACTTCCTTTTGCTGCCATGATATGCCTCCTTGTTAACATGTACTCTTATTATATCACGCTGCCCCACCTGGCCTCGATCCAGGGACATCCGAATTAACAGTTCGGCACTCTACCATCTGAGTTATAGGGCATTAGGGGCAGTTTTAAGTCATGCCTAGGACTATTATTTAGTTACGAATATATGATGCGGTACCAATTAAAATCTTCGGAAGAGATGTTAGATACTCTCCAAATGTTTTAAAGGTGTTACGGTTTACGTAAGATGCTGCTGAAACAACATTTGCTATAGAACTTCCAGTAGCGTCTGTTGGTGAGCCATTGTATTTTGTTATGCTTGCTCTACCGAAAGCAACCATGTCAAGTCCAGGACCTCTATTTGTTACTGCCTCTAGTTGTGTTGCATTTCCTAGTGCCCCAACACCAATAACACCGCTAACGCATGCTGGGAAACCAACAATAGTTTTTGATCCATTATTTCCAGTCGCAACAAATGTAGGAATATTTGCAGCATTTAGTTGTGATACTTGACTTGTAAATGGATTTAAAATCGATGGATCTGTACATCCATAATGAAGTGACTGAGTCTTTGTTTTTATTTCAGTTGTAATACCAGACATACTCACTGACACAGCATCAATGCTATACTTTGATGAATTTTTGTTTATCCAGTCCAGAGCACTAAGGATTGTTGACCCATCGGTTGGGGCACTGCTTGCGCCAAGAGATGTTACATTGTGTACACGAATAAACACAATCTTTAGTTTTGGGTTAACAGTTAGTGCAGCCTTTACCATAGAGTCTCCATGAAATATTGCGCCGTTAAGATTTAAAGGCCATTTCCCAGATGCTGCTCCCTTGCCTTCCATAAACAGTTCTCCGTTAGGGCAAGACATATTTTGACTAAGGTCTGAAGACTTTACTGTTGTAAAGCAAACCTCATGGATAATTGATGGAAAATTGTTTGAGTTAATAGCAGAGTCAATAATTGCTAAGACTCTTTCATCTTGTGCCTGTGATGGCTGCATTGCTGTAAATGCAAGTGCAATAGATAGTAATGCGAGTAGTACTTTCTTCATTTTGTTCTCCTTGTTGTTGTTTATTGTTTGATTTTTAAAACTACTTGGCATGGGTCTCCGCCTTCTTCCCACTCTTGCTGTTCTTCTTCTGTCATATAGGGATCACCTTCATGTGTATTGCAGAATGGTTCTGTTACCCATCCTCTTTCAATACCGTTTTCAAGCCAGATTTCAAACTCGTCAAAATCTGATTCTATATTTTGAATGTCCTTTAAGATCTCTTCAAATTCTTCGCTCATATTAAAAGTATACTCCTAAAGACTGACAATGTCAACTGGACCCATGCATGATGGGTTAAATTTAATAGCAGCATTTACTGCTTGTATTACTCTATTCCTTGCATTTTTTTGCTTATCTGTTGCATATAAAACCCCATATGCATACTCTGATCCAGACCCCATAGCAAGATATGGAAGCATGTACTTAGATAAAGACATATCTCCAGAACTGTGTTCATAAATATTTCCACGAACTGCAATAATTAAACCAAGGTCGCCTTCTTTAGATGTGTCAACCCAGAACTCATTGTAAAATTCACGAAGTTCTTTAATAAACTTT